ACGAAGGAAGCCCCGAATTTCAACACACACAGTCCGGCGTTTTGGAATCTGAAAATCGGACAATCCGGAAACCCGACGAAGCCAGAGGGGCGTGAATGGGGGTCAGGGGGGAAATGCGGATGATTGAGCGAGCAATCAAAAACCGCTGGCTAACCGACGATCTGAAAACTGATGCACTCGCAGCGATCAAGCGTGGATTGAATTGCGGTGACGATCGGGCCGAGCAAACGGCCGTCAGAAATCTGATCGCGATGGAAGCACAGAATCAAAAAGATGAGCACAAGGTGATTGATGTTCGTGTGGTCACAAGAAACGATCAGTATGATGCAATCGCTGCCGAACTCGGAATTGCTCCGGATCTTATCGAGCATGCCGCGAGACAGGCAGATATCCTTGCTGGCCGAACTGAAGAGAACGCCACACCGAGAACTGGTGAGCGATGACCGATCCGAAGACGCCACCCGCAAACGTGCTAAGCGATCCGAGTCAGCCCGCATTGAAATCCCGCAGTGCGTCAATCCTGCCCGCCGCTTGCGATGCCTTGCCGATCCAGAGTTGTTTCTTCGCACCTACATGCCGAAGAAATTCACGCAGCCATTCGGCAAGGTCCACAGCCGCATCATTCAGACAATCCATGACAGAGCCACGACCGGCGGCAAAAAAGCAGTTGCAGCTCCCCGTGGTCGTGGCAAGTCAACGATTGTGAAAGGAATGCTGATCTATGCGACGGCTCGTGAACTCGTGCGGTTTATCGTGCCGATCTGCGCGACAACAAATCTAGCCGGACGGATCTATCGAGACTACCGGAACGAGTGGGGGAACAATGATCTGCTGTATCAGGACTTCCCGGAAATTTGCGCACCGGTACGGCACTTGGAAGGGGCTCCGCAGCGAGCCGCACGTCAACACGTCGACGGGCATTTAACGCACATCAACTGGAGTTCAACAGACTTCCTGAGACTCCCCCGAGTGCCAGGCAACGCCAATGACTTCCTGAAGTCACTCGGCAAAGAGTGGTCGCCATTCGGTGGGGTCAAGATGGCCTTCGCTGGTCTCGATGCCGCCTTTCGGGGAATGAATATCGACGACGATCGGCCCGATTGTCTGATCATCGACGACCCTGAGACACGCGAATCAGCCAAGAGTCTCCAGCAGATCGAAGACCGCATTGAGATCATCGAGAAAGATATTGAGGGGCTTGAAGGCCAGGACAAGCCGCTGGCGATGGTGATGGTGACGACGCTGCAAAACACGTATTGTGTCTCTGCTCAGTTCACTGATCCGGAGCAGAAGCCAGCATGGGAAGGCGAGCGGTACGGCTGGATTCAGTCGTGGCCGGATCGCCTGGACCTGTGGGACGAATACATCGCCCGCAGACGCAAGGCACAGCGAGACGGCGACCGGCACGGAATGGAGGCGGTCGAGTTCTATCTCGCCAACCGCGAAGCGATGCACGCGGGCGTCGTGATGCTTGCTGACAACTTCAAAGAGATCACGTTGAAGGACGGGCGACAGGCGGTGCATTCAGCGATTCAGGAAGCGTACAACAAGATCGCGGACACGAATCTATCGGCGTTCAAGGCGGAGTATCAGAACGATCCTGATCCAGAGGAACAGGCGGAAACATCGACGCTGACGCCAGGGCGAGTTGCTGGCCAGTTGGCAGGATTGCAGCAGGGCGAAGTCCCGGACGCTCGGGTGTTCTCATTTGTCGGCATCGATATCGGCAAATACAAATCACACTGGGTCAAACTGTCCTGCACTCGTGAGCTTGTTTCGTGGATCACGGACTATGGAGTGGTCGAAACTCATGGCCTGTCGAAATTCTCCAGCGAGCAGGCGATTGAACTGGCCATTCTTGAAAGCCTAAAGCAATTTGCAGACGGCGATGTGTTTGCGGACGCACAGCCGCTGCTTGTGCTAGTCGACTCGGGAGACTTCTCAGAATCGATTTACGAGTTCTGCCATCAGATGGGAGCCCCGTTCTATCCGTCGAAGGGATGGTCGATGGATCGTTTTCGGCAGAAAAAGCAAACCGAGGACTATGAGCCATTCCTGCAGGCTTACGCACACAAGACGGCCGACAGCAAGCGGCGCGAAATGTGGCTTTACAACGTGAATACAGAGTTCTGGAAGAAGTGGGGGCAGGATCGATTCTTGGTTGATGCCTTCATGGATCAAACGCGACTGGCTGGAAGTGTCGCCCTGTTTGATCCGCCACATGCTGACATGAAATTCCACCTACAGTTCGCCCGCCACATGGTGAGCGAATCCGAGCAACTTGTGCCAGTTGACGGCAAGGTCAACAAGCGACAATGGATCGTTCACGACAAGAACAACAACCACTGGCTCGACGCCTACGCTCTGGCCTGTGCGGCGGCCGGATGCACTGGACTGCGGCTCGTGGCTCCAGAGCCAGAACCAATCAAGCAAGTGCAGAAGTCAGAACCGAAACCACGGCTTGTGAATCCTCACGGGCAACCATTCCTTGCAACGGAGAGATGATAATGGCGAAACCACTCCCACGAATTGACGGTACTGAAGTCGGTGAACAGCCTAGGCAACCAGTCGCGACAAAGCTGGAGAATCCTCCGGCGTGTGAGGGCTACATCCCCCGCAACGTCGATGTGCGAATGTCACGCGCTCAGGCTCGCATTCTCCGCGACAAGCTGCGTACACTGGAAGACAGCGGCGCAAAGACTGCGGACGGCAAGCCAGTAAACAATCGGGCGCAGGCTGTTCGGTGGATTCTGGAAAACATCGTGGACAGTGCGAAATGATCAGTCTACTATTCCGGCTTAGTCGTCTGGCTAGAGACGATTCAAAGAGACTTTCGGGCGCAAGCCTGATTGAGAAACCCGCCACAAGTCTAGCCACTTGTGTGCGGGTTTTTTTTGGAGTAACGCAATGTCGCGACGTAAAAGCAAGCTATTTTCGAAAGGCGGTCTGCAATCGTTGTATTCAAAAATATTATGGATTACGCCGAGGCGAAACCATAATTTCGGGGATGAGATTTTGAATATCATTGCATACACGCAAAACGCTGGACCAGTGTTTACTGCGCCGCTTGGAAGTGCAGGGCTGATGCTCGCAAATGACGAAACACAGAGAAATCGGATCGGCCTAATTTGGCAAAAGCACAATAAACAGTATGGCCACACAGTTTCGGTCGCTACAAACCATAAATACCTGATTCGAAAACTGATCAAGTCGGTGCGTTAAGTCAATGCCACCTAAAGGACACATCACATCGAAAGGCGACTGAGAAAACTCACTCGCCTTTTTTCGTCAGATAATCTGATTATCCGCTACATATTTCACGAATCAAATTTCGTGCTATCGTCCGTGCATGGTAATCGCGGACATCGAAACCGATTTACTCAACTACGCCGATTTTGAAGAAGTCGGCAGCGTTGCCCGTGCGCGTTCATTTGCTACGGCTGCAAATCGCTGGTTGATTCTTCGGGCAGAGTCTGCGAGCAACCAAAGCAGCTCTTTGTCAATCGGCAAGAATTACGTCGAGTCGATGCTCAAGCGGGCACGCGACTACATCGCAGCAAACGCGACAACGACAGCGGGCGGATCAAGCTCAGTTCGATTCCTCGGAGCGGGGACGAACTTCCGATGAGCAAAGCCCCGAACAACATCCAGTCCGCATTTGCTGACATTCGGGCAGACTACGACGCCACGCGGCACAGTCGCTTCGTTCGACGACGCACCGGCGTCGCCACGATGGGCAGCGGTCCTGACTATCACTTTCGAACCGAGTCGAAGTATTACGAGCTAATCGAACAAGCTCGGGACATGGATCGCAATGACGCACTTGTCGGCATTCTGGCTGATCGTCGCGTTGATAACATCGTTCAAAGTGGATTCACGCTTGACCCTAAGACTGGCGACAAGGGGCTAGACAATGCACTGTGGCAATGGTGGGAGGATGTTTCGACTGACCCCGATCAATGCGACATCGCAGGCGAACTCACTTGGAAGGAAATCGAGCGTCAGGCTTGCCGCAGCGAATCGGTCGACGGCGATATTGTTGTTACCGGAACCGAAGAAGGGCCGTTCCAACTTCTGGAATCACATTTGATTCGCACGAAGTCGAAGGTAGAAGACACGTTTCTCGGAGTTACGACAAATCGAGTCGGGCGTCGCGAGCAATACCACGTTGCGGAAGAGCTGAGCGAGTTTGGCCAGTTCGGTGATTGCACTCCGATCGACGTTCGAAACGAAGATGGGATCCGGCAGGTCTTTCATGTTTACAACCCAAAGCGAGTAAACCCAACTCGGGGCGTCACTCAGCTGGCCCCGGTGTTTTCAATCTCCGGAATGCTGGAGGATATCAACTTCGCGAAGTTGGTTCAGCAGCAAGTTGTTTCCTGCTTCGCGGTGTTTCGAAAGATGGCGGCCGGGGGGAATCGTCTGCCATCCGCTGATAGTGCTTACGGTGACGCAACGGTCGAAACGACTCAGGCCGGAACGCGACAACTCGAAGGCGTATCGCCAGGCATGGAAGTCATCGGGCAGCCGGGGGAAGAGTTGCAAGGGTTCAGCCCGAACGTTCCAAACTCCGAATATTTTCAGCAGGTCAAACTGATCCTGCAAATCATCGGCGTGAACTTCGGATTGCCTCTCTGCTTGGTCCTGATGGACGGCAGCGAGACGAACTTTTCCGGATGGCGTGGGGCAGTTGATGAGGCTCGCAAAGGATTCGTTGCCGACCAGCAGAATCTGGTGAGACGCCTGAACCGACCGGCGTACATTTGGAAGTTGTCTCAGCACCTAAAAGAAACAAAAGACGCTGCACTTCGCAAGGCTGCCAGCAAACTCGGTGACGGCATCTTCCGCCACAATTGGAACCTGCCGACGTGGAGCTACATCGAACCAGTTGCGGACGCTCAGGGCGATGCGGAGCAGTTGAAAAATGCGTTGACGTCTCCGCGACGTTTGCACGCGGCGCGGGGCAAGGATTGGGAAGAGATCGCGGAAGAATCAATTGCTGACAATGCGTTCGCAATCGACAAGGCGCAGTCGCAAGCTGCAAAGATCAACGCGGCGTTTCCGGATGGCCCAAAGATCACCTGGCGGGATTTGATTGCACTGCCGATGCCAGCCGGAACGACGATGGCGATGCAGGATCCAGCGGCGATTGCTGTGCAGGAGAAGACGGCAGAGCAGCCACCGGAGAAACCGAAACCAGCGGCTAAACGCAAGGCAAAAGCCAAGGTGACAGCATGACAAAAACAATTCGAATCGATGGGGTCATTGGAACCGGAGACGGCGAAATCTCCGCAGCGATGGTTCGTGAGCAATTGCCAGAAAACGGCACGGAACCAATTGCGGTCAAGATTCACAGTGAAGGCGGCTCAGTCTTCGAAGGCTTTGCCATTCACGACGCATTCGCTGCGTATCAAGGCCCGAAGTCACTGTCGATTGAGTCATCCGCGTTCTCGATTGCCTCATTTATCGCCTGCGCATTTGATGACGTGGAGATCAGCAGCAACGGCTACATGATGCTACACAACCCCTACGCACAGGTTGAGGGTGACGACGAAGACTTTGCCCGCCAGTCCGAGATGCTCGGCAAGCTCAAGTCGTCAATGGTGTCTGCCTACGCTCAGCGATCCGGAAAGAGCGAAGACGAAATCAAAGCCATTCTGAAAAACGAAACGTACCTAAACGCTCAGCAGGCCGTTGAAATGGGACTGGCGAAACGAATTGCCGGACAGCCTGTCATCGGGCGAGCGTTTGCAAAAGTCAAAACCATGCCGCACGGAGTTGTTGCTGCCCTATTCGGGGCAGGCTCAGGCGGTGACAACGACTCAAAGAAAGGCCATAAAATGCCAGAGTCAACCCCTGTTGCCGCAACTCTCAAAGAGATCAAAGCGGCATTTCCGAAAGCGAAAGCCGAGCGAGTGATTGCATGGGCATTGAAAGAAATGCCGATGGCTTCAGTCGCTGCTGCTGCTGCGGAAGAGATGATGAGCGAGAACGAAGAGTTGATGGCCAAGTGCAAGGCGATGGAAGAAGAACTCGCCAAGTACAAAGCTGCTGAACTTGAAATCAGCACTGACGATGAAGAAGACGACAGCGAAAAGGAAATGGCCAAGGCTGCCGAAGAAGAGAAGGTCGAAGCCAAAGCAAAGTCAGGCGTTAAGCCAGTCGCCAAGGCTCGCACGAGCGGCCCGTCTGCCAGTGTCCGCTGGAATCAGGCCGTCGATGCCGCAATGGCAAAGACTGGCAACAACAAGATGAAGGCGGTGGCATTGGCAAACCGCAACCACCCGGGACTTCGCGAGGCGTTTCTCGCAGAAGCAAACGCTCGCTGATTGGCAGCGTTGATTTCAATCAATCATCACTTCTGTGAGGAAAGAATATCATGAGTCAGTTTTTCGAAACGCCAGTTGTCCCTGATACAGCCGCCGGAGCTGTCGGCCAATATCTTCGAGTAAAAACTCCGGGGGCTGTTGCTCTTGCCGGTGCACTCGATCAGTCATTCGGCACGATGGAATTGCCATGCGTTGCGGCTGGACCTTGCTCAGTGCGAGTCAAGACTGCAGAAGGCACTCAGAAAATGGTTGCTGCGACAGCAATCACCAAGGGAAATTACGTTTACGGTGCAGCATCCGGAAAGGTGTCCGCAGTCGCGAACGGGAATGTCGAAGGCATTGCCAAGGAAACCGTCACTGCCGATGGTGACATCATTGAAGTGCAGCCAATCAATCAGACCGTGCAGAACGGCGTGACTCTTGCATCCGCTAACGCCGCCATCGCACTGGTGCCTGGAACCGTCGTCATCACCAAGACAGGTTCACTCGCTGCAATGACACTGGCAGCACCAACAGCCGCACAGGACGGATTGACAATCACTGTGACGTCAGCCACGGCATTTGCTCACACAATCACGGCGACAAGCCTGATCGAAGACGGCGTGACTGGCGGAGCTAAGACCACGGCGACGTTTGCTGCGTTTGCCGGGGCGACGATTATCCTGATGGCCTACAACCTGAAATGGCACACGGTCAGCTTAAAGGCTGTCACAGTCGCCTAAAGAAGCCCGATGCGTTGCCGGGTGGCGGTGGCCACCAAAGCCCGGCGACTTTTTACCATGTTTCATAAATCGCGTTGCATCGGGAAGAAAGAAATGCAATGCCTAGTCCTTCAAGTAGCTTGGCTACACAGCGGCCAGATTTGGCCACGTTCCTTGAGTTCGATTTAGAGTCCGAAAAGGCTGGCTACATTGCAACGCAGGTGTTTCCTGTAATCAATGTGCAGAGTCAGGCCGGAAACTTTGGAAAGATTCCGTTGGAGCAACTGCTTCAGCAGCGTGACACGAAACGAGCACCCGGAAGCGGCTACGCTCGCGGGAACTGGACGTTTGAGCCCGCAGTCTACGCAACGGAAGAACACGGGGCAGAAGAGCCTGTGGATGACCGTGAATCAAAAATGTACTCCGAGTATTTTCAAGCGGAACAGATCAGCACAATGCGTGCCTTTTCTGCCGTGTTGCGAAATGCAGAACAGCGTGTTGCGGATGCCGTGTTCAACGCAACCACCTGGAACGGTGCGAGCCTGACAACGGGAATCACGAATGAGTGGGACTCAAACCACACGACAAACGCGGTGCCGATCACAGATGTCGAGGCGGCTGTCCAAAAGGTGTACGACAACTCTGGTCTGTGGCCCAATGCTCTGATCATCAATCGCAAGGTCTTCCGAAACCTTCGAAACCTTGACCAGATCATTGACCGTGTCGAGTCGGCCGGTGCTGGCAGCCCGTCAAAGCCAACCGACATCACTGCTCAGATGCTGGCTCAGGTTTTCGACCTGGATTACGTCATCGTTGCCGGAACCAGCAAGAACAACGCAAGGGAAGGTCAAGCGGCGTCCCCGACTCAAATCTGGTCAAGTGAATATGCGATGGTCTGTCGCATTTCCACGAGTCCTGACATGCGAGACGCTTGCATCGGCCGCACGTTCCACTGGTCACAGGACGGATCGTCAATCGGTGGCACTGTCGAAAGTTATCGTGACGAACGTGTTCGCGGTGACGTGATCCGAGTTCGCCACGATGTTGATGAAATTGTCCTGTATCCACAGGCTGGGCATCTGCTCAGCAACGTTACGACACTCTAAGGTTGATTGATGCCAACGACGTTCGACTCACACTTTGCAGCCGCAGGGTTCCCGATGTTGCTCGACAACTTCGGGGAGTCGGTTGTCTATTTTCCAAATGGCGGCGGGAGACGACCGATTCTCGCCATTATTGAGCGTAACCCGCCCGCCATTTTTGATGCCTCTGGTAACGCTGTTTTACCGACAGCAACGATTCGCGTTTACAACTCTTGCCGGTCTGGGATCGCATCCAGCGAGATCAACATCGGCAAAGATGAACTTGAGTTTGTGTTGAAGGTTGGACAGACACTTCCAAAACGGTTTTCTTTTATGACTCTGATGTCGCAAGACGCTGGGGTCTGTCAGTTTGCGGTGGTTTAATGACAGAGCCTGTCAATGAACGAATCGTAGCAAATGTCCGCAGCCGCATGGCTGTGGCGTTTTCTACAGCCGTTCGTTCGGCACAGATTGCGACGTGGCAGCCGAAGGACTTGGTTGTCGTGGTTTCGCATGGCGATCCTGTGCCAAATGCAGAGTTGAGCTATCCGGGGAATCCACCCGTAATCGCTTACGACATGCCGGTCATCGTGGCTGGCATCGTTAAGCCATCTGACGACGAAACGACGGCGATCGACACGTTCAAGAATCGCATGGGTGCGGACATCATTGCGGCGGCTACTAATGCAGCGAACTGGCATCAATGGAGCGGGCTGGCAATCAACACAACGCTCGGGCCAATTGAATCTTACACGGAGGAAACTGGCGGGCGATGCGGAGTGATGGTGACGTTGCTTGTGACGTATCGAGTTCCCGAAAACGATCCGACGACGGTGTCAGCATGATTGCCATCGACATCGACGCAAAGCAGTTAAAACGGTTGCGTGAGTCGGTCGGTAAAGCAAAAAAGAAATTCGGGCGAGAACTGGCAGCGGCAATCAACGCGGCTGCGAAGAAAACAAAACTGGACATCGGGCGAGACGTTCGAAGCGTCATCGCCATCAAGAAAAAAGAGTCTGAAGCCCCGCTGAAGATTCACGCGAAAGCCACAGCGGACCAGCCAAAGACAACTGTCAGCATCGCAAAAACCAGACGACTCGGGCTCAGGCACTTCGGGGCACGTCAGGACAAACGCGGCGTATCGTTCAAGATTTCAAAACAGGGCGGACGGAATCGAGTCGACGGAGCATTCCAAGGCCCGAAACCCGGTGTGATGAATACCAAATGGAAAGGCAATGCGTTCCGCAGGGTCGGAAAAGAACGTCTGCCAATCATTCATATCCGAGGGGTGTCAGCATTTGGGGCATACGTGAAAAACAAGTTCACAAAGCCGCAAATCAAGCGAATCAATGACGAGCTGCGAAAGCAGATGGAACGACGAATTAAACTGAACATTCTGCGAGCTGAAGGGCTCGTGTCGAAATAGGAGCCAAGCATGAGCGGACTTTTGAGACGTCGTCGCGTATTTGCTGCCAAGGTCGAGGCAACCGTTGGGACTGCGGAATCATTGACAGCCGCCGAAGCCGCATTTAACGCGGAAGACTTCACCATTCAGCCGAATATCGCTGTCACCCGACGACAGGGGCAAGGTGGATTCAATTATCTGCCGGGGATTCCTGAAGGAATGCAGGGCACATGCACGGTTCGTTTCGGCATGTCGTACAACGGCACGACTCTGCCTTCATGGGCATCTGTGCTGTTGCCTGCGTGCGGCTGGGTTGCGACGGGGCTCGTGCTGTCTCCGGTGACGCAAGGCCCTGGCGGCGCGGCTGGAGTAAAAACACTTACGATCGGCGAATACAAGGACGGAAAGTTGTCAGTGTTGTCCGGCGCAATGGGCACATGGAAAATCATCGCGGAAACCGGCAAGCAAGCGATGATCGAATTCACTTTCACCGGAAAGTATTCGACCAATGAAACAGACATCGCAATCCTCGCTCCAACGTATCCGACCGTACTTCCTCTGCGTGTGGCTCAAGGTGCGTTGACATGGAACTCCGTCGCACTGTGCACGGCATCAGTTGAGATCGATTCAGGCAATACTGTGACAATGCGTGAGTGCGTCAATGCCAGCGATCGCAGCGGCTACATTTCCGCGATTGTCACCGATCGGGCTCCGGTCATCACGGCGAATCCCGAATCTGCATTGGTAGCCACACAGGACCGTGACGCTCTGTGGCTGACAAGTTCCGCGCAGGCGTTTTCGATGCAGATTGGAGCAACTGGAAATTCGATCACGATTGCAGCCCCCAAAGCTCAACTTGAAAACAAGCAGCAGGGCGACCGCAACGGAATCATGTCGGACGATTTAACTTGGCTCTGCACCGCCGGAAGTTCCGTCGATACCGAACTCACTATCACTTTTGATTGATTTATATGCCTCGAAGTCTTGACCCTTCATCGAAGCTCACGATGGTTCTCGCCTGCGACGTCGACAAGACGCCGCAGCCGAAGATTTTCGCCAAAACGCCTACGCTCAACCAGCAACGAAAACTGGTCGCACTGCTGCAAGGCTTGGGCGGTGGTGACATCGCGGCGAGCATGGACGC